ATACGGTGAACCTGACATTGACCTGTTTCCCATTACTGTACGTTTTTAAATCCTAAATAAGCTGTATGCACAAAAACGGTGGTAGATTTTACCATTGGTATTCTGGATACGCCAACAATTTGAAATGCTGTATCTACTTCCATCGGATTTGTAGATAATAAACTATCCAATGTTCCTAAATACAAATATCCTTCTATATCCACATTTTGTTGAAGCAAAACCGTAGCCTTTGAATAAATCTCTTTCCCATCCCTATCAGAAACGGTCCTGGAAACATCTTCCCAGCGAACTTTTATTTCTACAGGTTCCGCGTAAGTCATCCCACCATAACCATCAGGAACCGGAGTTCCCCAGTAAACGGCAGTTTGTACACAAACTTTTTTCAAAAATGATGGAATAGACATTATGAAAACGATTTAATTGCTGTTATTTTTGCAGATTTTCCCATCAAAGATACTAAAGTACCTGACGTATCCAAAGTAAGTACCATTTGTCCATAAGTAGTGGAGTGTAATCCCTCCTGATAAATTCCGGTATACTCAATCTTAGCTCCACCAGCTTCCTCTTTCTTTGCTTGTCTCTCCCTAGTACACGCAATAAGATGTGCTGCTAACCATCTTTCAATTTCAAACAAAATATCCGTGGTTCCTGTTCCCAAAGCCGTATTTACTAATGTATTCGCACTGGTGATATACGGGGTTATTTGTGAGGTGGACAACGTAGTGTTGTCCAAAATTGCTTTAACATCATTTTCAGTTACCCTGTTTGCCATAATAGTTGATTTATATGATTATACAGCCGAGGATTCATCCAAATCATTAATCAGGATCGTAAATTCCTTTTCAAAATACAATCCTTCTGAATCCGTGGTACGTATCCTGATTGAATATTCATCTTGTTCTTCAAAATTGAAAACTTCATCTGCCAACAATTCGTTACCATCTATTGTAAAAGCAGCATTATCCGTATCACCAGTACCACTAACAAGTGTGTAGGTAAACGTATCACCAGCCCATACGTCAACCGAAGATAAAATACCAACTACCTCTCCAATTATATTGTTTTCATCAATATCACTATTAGAAAGAATAATATCAGTTGGGGCTTTGTTAGTTGATGACAAAACCACTTTATTCCAAATAGCTACCCCGGCAACACCACCAACCACGCATTTGTATAAAACGTGATTATGAATAGATTCCTGTCCAAAGAAACCGGAATGTACACCAGTAATCTTCTCCTCTGCATCTGGATATCTTCCTGCTGACCATGTGGATTCATCCAATGGTTCAGTATCATCCGTAGTATCTAAATACAATTGGTATGCACTTTTTCCTGTTTCACCTTTTCTGTAAATGAAAACGGTTTGTGGAACTGCTGGTGAGAATGAAGTTGTCATAATCTTGTAAATTGGTGTATAATTTCTAAATCGCCTTTTATAATAGTAACCACGTCCTCAATATCTGAATCCTCGGTATACATTATCATTGTTAAATAATATTTGACGGAGGATTGTCCAAAATCAAATAATGGTGGAATTGTCATTTCATCTGACCTTTTATACAATTTAACTGTAGTTGTTAAAGAACTATCAGTGGAGTCTTTTATTATGGAACCATCATCTTCTGAAAATTCCAAAACAACTTCTGCATCTGGTTCCGTTCTTACTTGGCAAAGTAATTTCTTTCCTTCCAAATCTAATCCAACAATATCAAATATTTCACTAAATTCATCATATTGATAAACTTGTGTAAAATGAATCACTCCGGGAATAACTGAACTCATTATTTACTCCTTTCTTTTTGTAAGCTATTTTTCAAAACATTACTACATAAATATAAAATATCCTGATTTGGTTTCAATCCCAGCCAATCTAACATTTCATATATTTGTTCAAAATCATCGTATGCCAATCTTTCCGGCCAAACAACTTTGTAATTTACACCAGATTGAATAAGATCATTTATTGTTTTTTCTTGGTTATGTACCCATTCCAACCAACCCTCCTGAGTGGAATATCCTTTCATGTATCCTGTTTTCATACAAGACTGAATAATATCACCGGTTCTTCTTCTAACGATTACCCATTTTGCATTAGGGTAATTGTAAGTCCATATAGGCCATATCTGAGCGATTCTGGCACTCTTATACATCCAAGGCATTTCAATTGATTGTAGGGCTTTGTAACCATCCTGCTCCAGCATTGAATTAATCTTTGATCCCCATAAATCAGGAATATCCAGTTCATCAATATTTGGGAGTGGATTTTGTCCATTTGCCGGAATGTTCAACTGGGATGTATAAAAGGAATCTACTATTTTTTTGATTCCTTTGTTTTCCTTCATTTCAGTAACGTTTCCAGCAAAAGCCCCGCAACTTTCAATGATTTTGGCAACAATGGAACTACCGGAACGTTCAATTCCGGTAATAAGAATAGGATTATATAGATTGTTTTGTTTCATTGATAAATAGTTTTCAATAATTGTTTTTGATAAGGGGTCATATTATCATGTCTGGTTCGGTAATATTTAGGATTATGTCCCATTCCAATTCCGGCACGTCCGGGTTGTCCTTTTATTCCAATTGCCAAGTCCAATCCTCTTAGATACTGAACATTTTGAACGGCTTTATAAAAATCAATATCAATAAACTTGACTTTTGTTTTTAAAACTTCCTCAAATACCGGAATTAATTTAGGTTTAAACGCCGTTTGAAATAAACTGGAATGATTGTGATTTTGATTTCTATGTCCAGCTTGTATTTGTACATTGTAATATAGACTCTCAGATTCCCCAACCATATCAAAATCATTAATAGCTGTTGTCATTACTGACAAGTACTTTGGTGAATAATAATCATCATCCTCGATGATAAATATAGCTTCACAATCAATACCTTTTGCTTTGTCAATACCAGCTTGTAAATTACGGGCTTGCGTATTCATTCCTTCTTTCCATGATGGAGTTGGATGTACTTGTATTACTTCCCAGTAATCAGGAAATTTGTGAATAATCGTAGATGTAACTGGAACGCAATCATCAACGATAATCCAAACAACTTTTCCAACGTAGTTTTGACTGAGCATAAACTTTTGACAAAGTTCAAATTGTTTTTGTCTACCTCCTGTTGGGGTGATTAAAACGATTGGTTTCCTATTTTTATGAACCCATGATCCTTCAGTATACACTTTAATGGGCTTTCCTAACATTTCATCAACGGCTTTTGTGACTCCGGGGATTTGCTTCAGTCCGTAATCATGTCCGGTTATGAAACTACCTTTCTTCAGGATGGGAGTATAATTCTGGATATCCTTTTTTACTTGTTCATACGTATGACAACCATCAATATAAATGAAATCAATACTTTCTTTGTCAAACATGGAAACGGCTTCATCTGATGTTTTCTTTATCAGATGAATATTGGTATATGGTTTTGTGTTTTCCAAGTACTTTTTCAAAACTACTGGGAATCCTGCCTCCCTACAAGTAGGGTCATTCTTGTCATAATTGTCCATGAATGGATCAATGGAAATTACCTTTTTAAAATACCTTGCAAATATGATTGTAGATTCCCCACAATAACTTCCAATTTCGATCATGGTCATTTTGGAAGTATCCTGTGTTTTGTTGATCTCAGCAATAAGGGAAATCAATATTTGTTCTGCCTCCACATTACGCATACAAATAACTTTTGGGTATTTTAGTTTATCATAGATTTCAATGATTCGTCTGGATTCAACAGTTGCATTATTTTTTACTGATTCGTACAATGACATTGTATAAGGAGTGGTGGAATCCGTTCTCCCTTTTTTAATTTTTTGTGCAAACTCTTTTTCACTCCGGCAATAGTAATGATTGATCCAAGCAACGGAAGCCGTACAAGTTTCAGTAAAAGCACCAGTAACGATCCTGTTTTTAACATCCGTGCAATTACCAATTTTAAAATTGGCATAATGTGGATTTTCAAAATTCTTTACTTTTGCAGGACAAACAATAGATTTAATATGTTTACTTGATTCATTGGTTGTTGGAATATGTTTTGTGTACTTTTTCAATTGTGGTTCATTGCTTTTGGTCGGGTCTTCTGGACCATATATCAACCAATTTAAACCTAAACCAGATTCCCTATGTTTGAGAAGCAATGTTTTTATGCTCCCAGATTCTACAACTATAAATTCATCATCATCAATAAAAGCAATCCAGTCAAAATCTTTGTGCTTTTGAATGCAATCATTATACGCCGGAAGTTGTTGTATTTTACCTTTCCAAGGGATCACAGTAATATCTTCAGCATCTTTGATTGGAACAGACGAATCATTATCATAAATGAAAAAATGATCTATTCCGATCAACCGATGCCAGTTAAACCATTCCTGTAAATAATGGTCAGGACAATCTTTTATTATTGCACAAATTCCAACTCTCATAATTGTAAATCTTTAAAATTGATTTTTTTAAAGCACTCAATGGCACTGTTAGGATTGCAATTTATTACCTCGATACCGAGCGAATCCAAATCTTTTTTTATTTCTGGGAAACCGATTAAATGTTTATTGAATGATTGTTGTACTACTTTTATCGGACTTGCGTACAACTTATGCCAATGTTGATTTTGTCCGGTATCCAGTTTCATATCAAATCCCAACAAAATAATTCTTTTCACACCAGTATGAACGGCAATGTTCATGGCAGCAGCACCAGAATTGTAATTCCAACTTACCAAGTTGGTTTGTGTAGTAATTCCAATCTTCTTTCTTGGATTTTTGGTTACAAACTTTAGTTTAGTATTTGCTTTATCTATGTTCTCAGCACAGGTAATTCGCAATCCTTTAAAATTAGAAATACCTTCTTTATCCTCAGTCCAAGTGGACGTATCACCAAAGAAAAGAATATCAGCCCACGAACCCATTTTGTAGGCTACATTTACGGCGATAACGTGCTGATCATGCAATGCTTCCAAGTATGGGGAGTAGGCAGCAGGGGTTAATTTCCCTGAATACACACCTTGCACAATTTCGGCAGGTACGTTAAACTGCTCTAACACGGAGGGACCTCCCCCTATTATTATACAGCTTCCGCCGTCCCACATTCTTGGTACATTCCATGGCATAGTTTATGCTTCTAAGGCTGATAACAATTCTTCGGCAGATACCTTGGACAACGGTTGATCATTGATTGGTTTCCCTTCAGGATTAACCACATTCCACTTACCGTCTTCCGTTTCTTTCAAGGAATAAATAATTTCTGCTTGTTTTACGAAAAGAGCTTTTTTTGCTTCGTATTCTTGCATACTTACTTCATCCAAACATTGTAAGGAATCCAGAAAAGCTACGGGCAATGCTTCTTTTGTAGAAGTAAAGACTTCACCAGGTTTGATGATTTTGTTCGGTAAGCGTAAGGAACCACCACCTAATTTTTTCCATCGGAACACTTTTGGACCGTCATAAATGACAATCTCTTTTTCTGCAACTTGTTCAGTTACTATTTCTTTTTTTGGGCCTTTTTTTCTTTCCATGATTAAGAATTGTTTTTAAAAATATAAAGCGTGATTAGCTTTTTTTGTTTACGCCAAATGAACTATTCCTGATTTTCCGTTTGCATCGGAACGCAATTGTGGAACTTGGATAGTCATAACTTTGTACTTGGTAATCATCTTACCTTCAACTTCCCACTCAACATTTTGCAAACCCATTCCACGAACCAAACGGACAACATCCGAGGTCATTTGAACGAGAACAACGTTGTTTGCTGGTAAAGTATCGACAACTTTGATTCCAGTGATTCCGGCAATCTTCATGATACGCTCACGAATTGTCATCATGGAACTTCCGGCAGTTGAATAGTCTTCATCCAGTACGGTATCGTACAGAGTAGGAATATACAATTGGTACGGACCAAAATGCAAATCAGCAATAGCAGCATCTTTCATTGCAACAACATCCGCAAGGATTTGTGCAGCAGTTTTTCCTGCATCAGTCCAAGCAGTAGACAACGTGACTTGATTCCTGTCTGGGAAATTGATGTACGAGTAAATACTGTTCCTTGACCGGGCATCTTTCTCACCGAAAGCATACGTGGTATTTGTAAACAGCATATTCTCCAATTTCTGCAATACAGAACGTGTTGCTCTTTCAACAGAGATGGTATCCAGAGGATTCCCCAATGAACGGGAAGCGGCCAATGTACGAGCATTGATTTCATAATCACTGTGGATAATCGGAATTGGCAAATAGTTGTGTTGGAAAGTTACCTTGTCGTTTTTTCCACGGGTAACTCCGTCCATACTTACAACGGCTTCCATTCCATCGGATACATCATGCCATTCAAGAACGGTTGTTCCCATAGCATTTCCGAGATTTAAAACAAGACCTTTGTCAATCAGGTCTTGAACTCCTCCGAGACGTTGACGACCTACCTCAACCAAAACGTCATCCAATTGTTTCCACTCATCCCTGCGAAGAAGAGCGTTGTTGTTGATAGCCCTGGTATCCCAGTTTACTTCCAACTTCGGGTCTCCTGTGCCTTTGTAAGTGGTAATATATGCTCTTCCATCGGAACCGATAAAGGGGCGCATCGCTCCAAGGTTCAATTGTCCATTCATGGCAATAGCATTGGCTACCGGACCTACTCCTTGTCCACCATGCATTAAATCAACATTTGCTTCCATTTATTATTTCTCCTTTCTTGTTTTTAAATTAGATAATCCTTACAGCGATACGTGTAGCAGCGATGGTAGCTGCACTGGATGAACTCAGGTTCAAAGCAGATACGGCAACTCCAACAATCAATGCCGGATTTTCGATGACGGCAGCAGAAGCAGCCGGATCATATTTCTTCAACGTACCATCACCAGCACTTGTTAAGAAATCACCAATTGCCACATTTTCTTCGTCAGCTAAAATAGCATTGACGATATCCCCACGGGTAGGAATCCAAACCTGTACCTGATCGGCAGCCACGTAAGCAGTGTCGATGTCATTTCCTTGCAGTTCATCCTCTATGGCGAACATTGGAAGAACATTCCCTTCAGCAGTAGTATGTACCCTAACTTTTCCGGTAGACATTACCTCTACAAGATGACCGGGAGTAATCCCTGCATTTGCCACAAACTCCTCGAAAACATTGAGGTAGTTTTTCAATTTGATCGTGTTACTCATTTTTTGTTTCTCCTTTCTTTATTGTTAATTATACGATTGGTAACATTGGTTTTTCTTTACCGAAACCATTTGCTTGTAATGAAGCTCCCCCAGCATTCAGGGAATAATCAGCGACATCGGATTTTGGTTGGATTGATTTCTCAATTCTTTCCAACATAGCCTCGTCCATGTTTGCAAGGATTTCAGGAGTCCAAATACCTGCTGCCGTATTGGCAGTAATGTTTGCAATCTTTGTATCCCGTCTTTCTTTCAATTGGGCTTTCCCAAAATCAAGAGCTGCCTGATCTTCAGCAGACAAATTTACAGTAACAGGAGCCGGAATCTCTGGGATCATTCGCTCCAATACAGTTTCAGATAATGTTTCCAACACCGCGCGATCCTCCTCAGTGAATTTGAGTGCTTTGTTAGCAATCAGTGAATCCACTTTAGCCTTCACGCATGGAGTGCATTTTTGTGTATCCATACTTTCTTTTTTTGGTGGTTTTGTTCTTATTAAAATATTTGTTTGTACTTCCTTTTCTACGGGTTCGTACTCAATTTTCTTTTCAACTTCAATCGGATCACCGACGAAAGCCGCCTTTTCATCATCAACGTTAATTTGATAATTTTGTTTGTAGTATTTCTCCATACCATTTTCATACATACTGTAGATCAGGTGTGTTTCATACGCCTCCTCCAAATAACAATAGATTCCGTTAACACCGTTTTGTGCTTCCACATTCTTGGAGGAAACCAGATTCCGCAAATCTTCCAATTTTTCTTTCAATCCCTTAGAAGAATTGTCAACGATTCCAACAACTGAGTATTTCAGTTCATTGAATTGAACTATTTTTTCGGCGGTTTTGTTTTGCATCCCATCATTTTCTCCTTTCTTATTGTTTTTACTATTTACTCGGATACCACAACCGTCCGCAATAGAACAAGCACCTACTCCGCCGGGCAGAAGAGCCAAATGATCTGGTCTATGATTACGGGCAATCGCTGTATATTGTCTTCCATTGTACGTTCCTGGAGTTTCATCGTACTCGGTATAAACCCCCACGGAAACTTCAATGGTTTGTTTTAATCCAATCGCACTCAAAGTGTCTGGTGAAACAATTCCTAATTTTGATTCTTCCAACCAAACCTCTGCTTTTAATTCGTTGTTCACTACTTTGGAATTGTAAACCCTTCCCACCGTAGCAGTATCAATCATTTCAGGACTATTTGCCGAAACATTTTGTCCATTTACTTCCGGGTGATTAATTACAACCGGAATGCCATTCCAAGCCTCTGGGAATTTGCCAAAGTCCGATGCTAAATGTAAAAGAGGTCCGGCACTTCCACTAAGAACCCCCTCAACAATCATAGTCACCGGAACAATTAAATGTTTCTTTTCCTGATGTACGGTTTCCTTAACGGAATAACCAGATAATTTTTGGTTATCTTGTATTGTATAAGAATTTACATTTATCATGTTGTTTTATTTTTAATTAATTTATCAACACCAGCTTCGTAAGGAAGACAAATACATCTACAATTCGGATGTACAGGTAACAAATTCATTGCAGCTTCCAATGTATAAGGGTTTGCCAAAGTTAATGCTTCACATTTTTCACAAACTCTATCGTCCCCTGCCGTCACCATTTCGGCCAAAACATTTACACCCCAAACGCCCCAGTTCATGTACTCTTGTATGGTAGCCTGATGATGGGCACGTATAATTTCAGTACGTGCCAACATCTCTGCTCTTCGTCTTGCCGGGATAAATCTACCTAAAGAATCTGTGATTCCCAAATCTCCCATCCCGGTTCCATTAATAACGCTTAACATTTTTCTAGCTAACAAACGTGGACCATCACCATCCGCCATTCCCTGTGCAAGGATACGACTTATTTGTGAATCCATTGCAGAAGTTATCCCTTTTAAATCGGAATATGTTCGTGTGTATAACAAACCTAAACGATCCATATGAAGAGGAACAGACATAGACATTGAGACACCCCCTGTGCTTTCTATGGTCGGGACTAAATAGCCCGCTTTTTGGAGTTCATACCTTGCCCGTATGATGCCCCTCTTATATGAATCAACAATGTACAAGTTTGTCCATGCTTTATCAATAGATTGTCCAACTTGTTCAAATTCTTGTACGGATAAAATTCCTTTGTTAACTTGTTCTTGTAACCATTGCATGAATGCTGCAACTTTCTCGGCACTTCTTGGATACGAATAAGGCTTTGTATTGACCGATAAATCCTGAGTAAGTCCAAAGTAGTCTTCGGTAACGATCTTCTTTACAATTGCCTTTTCCAGCGCAACAAATCGCTTATCCAAGTCTCTGGCGAATGCGTTTCGCAAAGACGTGGTTCGTGTAGGATCATATTTAGCCGAAGCTGAATAAATGTCCACTGGGCGATATGTTTTGTAGTCTACCATTATGCTTCTTTTCCTTTTCCTCCTTGGTTAATTCCTTTATCTTTTGAAACTGCTAAAGTGTTTGCTGCTTCTAACAATGTCGCTTTCATTTCTTCGTCAATGTCAGCTCCAACTATTTCATGGATCAAATCTACTTGATTTGGTTTAAATCCCAAGAAAAATTCCAAAAAAGCTGATGGTGGAATTATTGCTTCCGCCATCGGGGAGGATGCATAATTACGTAGTGCCTCACTACGGGCGCGACCAATATCTACAAGTTGTTTTTCCGATTGGGCAAACAAATCATTCCAAACGATTAAATATTCCTCCGTTATCGGAGTGGATAAAATTCCATATTCGATACAAAGATCAATGAAAGGACGGACAATGTGTGTTTCTGCGTGTTCCTCCCTTCGGTTTTGTATGTATACTTTAATTTCAGTGGCA